ACTGGGGCAATTGCTGCCGGACAATAATGAAACTGGGGGCTGATTTTTCGGCCTCCGTTTCAGGTAAATAAACATATAGGAGATAACAAATGGCAAGCGCATCACTTAACAAAATGACAGTTCCGCTAGCAAGCGATCAATCCGCGAGCGCACAGGGCCTGTTGATGCCCAAACTCAAGTACAGATTTAGAGTATTGTTTCAAAATTTTGGGGTAACTAACGAAACCACTGAACTAACCAAACAAGTTGTCAGCGTGGCAAGACCTAATCTAACATTTGAAGAAATCACATTACCAATTTACAATTCAACCCTAAAATTGGCCGGTCGTCACACCTGGGCTGATATCGCATGTTCAGTACGTGATGACGCATCAGGCAGTGTCATGACCTTGGTCGGTGAACAGTTTCAAAAGCAATTGGATTTCTTAGAACAAGCATCGGCAGCTGCTGGTAATATGTACAAGTTTACAACGGTTATTCAAATTCTTGACGGTGGTAACGGCGCCGCAACACCTATTGTTCTTGAAAACTGGGAATTGTATGGTTGCTACTTGAAGGGCGCTGACTACGGCGAACTCAACTATGGCACCAACGAAGGTGTCACAATTGCCATGACCATTGCTTACGACAATGCCGCACAAACCCAGTCAGATGTGAATCCTGGCGGTGTCGGAAGCCTAGTCACTGCGCTTGGTCGTAGTGTAGGAAATGCTACAGGATCTGTGACTTCTGCTGGTACATAAAGGCTAGCATAAATGCCAACATTTGGTCAACAATTCTGGCAAGGGTTTACTGAAGTCAACGCCTTGCGTGATTACACTCACGCAAGCAAAGTCTTTACTCCCAACTCATTCGAACTTAAACCTCGGTACAAGTTCCTTTTTCATGTTAGTTTCACAATCAACAATCAGATTCCTGGGCTAACTGCTTATCTAGGAGTCAACAATCAAACACAGTTAAGTTATGTGGTCAAAACTGTTGACTTGCCCAAATTCTCAATCAACAACGAAACTCTAAATCAGTACAATCGCAAACGTGTGGTTCAAACCAAGATCAACTATGATCCAGTATCGATCACGTTCCACGACGACGGCGGCGACAATGTGCGTAAGATGTGGTATGCCTACTACAACTACTATTACAAAGATTCTGCACAGCAATACGGTACTGTGCCGGCCAATAGCAATAATGGCAGTCTTGGTGAAAGTGCCAACAAAGTCACAGGATTTGGTTACAACGCTCGAGATATCTACAATAATCAACGCATCGGAGATGTTAATGATTGGGGTTACATTGGAGAAAGTTATCTTGACGCTACCAGTGCGGCATCAGGTAAGCCTCCTTTCTTTTTTGATATTCAAATTACTGGCATGGACCAACACAAAACAGCAACTTATGTGTTGGTCAATCCGTTGATTACCAGTTGGGCACATGACCAATATGCCTACTCTGAAGGCTCAGGCACCATGCAAAATACCATGACCATTGCTTATGAAACTGTGAAATACTATGCAGGTGCAGTGGGACGACCCAGACCCGATCAGAACATCAAAGGCTTTGCTGATCCCTCTCACTACGATCAAACACTGAGTCCAATTTCTAGGCCAGGCAGCCGTGCCAACTTCATGGGCCAGGGTGGTTTGTTAGATGCCGCAGGGGGTATTGTAGAAGATTTGACCAGTGGTGGACCGTTAGGTGTACTTGGTGCTGTGCAAAAAGCCGGTACTGCCTACAACACATTTAAAGATAAAAATCTCAAGAGCATTGCTGTGAATGAAGCAGTGGCCTTGGGAACATCAGTGGTCAAAGGTGCGGTACCTGCTGCCATGCGACAGATTCCAGGACGTGCCAGTGGTATGTATTATCCTACTCCACCTACACCCCCAACTAACTAATTGCATATGGCCAGCATTAACTATACCAATTACAACATTGATCAAACAGTGCGAGTGTTTGACAACTTCTATGACTATGACGTGAACATTCCTGTGGGTGACTATGACATAGTCAACAGTTATTTCAAGAGTGTGATGACTACAAAACAAGCCGCAGACAACTTCACTGTGAGTTTGTTTAGAGTAGCCCAAGACACAAACATACCCCCATTGACCCTGTTGCAAACATTCCAAGCCAGTGGCGAGCAACTGGATCTCAACATCAACATGGCCTATTATCTCAACAGCATCCGTAGTCGTGCCACGTTGTTGGGCGTGGGCATACCAGTAGCACCCAACTACTACGCGGCTAGAAACGTCGTTCAATAATGGCACACTGGGCACAAGGCACATACACTGTGGTTAACCGTGCCAAGTATGTGGGCAACGGTGAGCCCCGCTACAGATCGGGTTGGGAATTTTCGTTTATGAAGTTCTGCGACTCAAATGATGCTGTGTTACAGTGGGCTAGTGAATCAATTGCTATCCCGTATCGTCATCCGCTAACAGGCAAGATGACACAATATATCCCAGATTTCTTGATCACATATCGCACCAGAGGCAATCAAATGCGAGCCGAATTGATTGAAATCAAACCCAAAAAACAAAGCGTGATTGAATCAAAAATGAATTCCAAGGACCGTGCTATAGTGGCTATCAACTATGCCAAATGGGATGCCGCAACCAAATGGGCACGACGCAACGGGCTTGTTTTTCGCGTAATCACAGAACAGGATATGTTTCACAACGGTCGAGCGTGAGCCACTAAATATGGCATGACTCGTAAACTTGAAGAACTTTTTGATCTCCCACCTACCCCGGAAGAAGTAGACCATGCACTGCCTGATCTTCCCACCAATAGACAAACCCTGCAAGCACTAGATGAAGCCATTGACAAAGTAGACAATGCGTTGCCTGCTGTACGTGGACTTGAAGCCACTGACACTGAAATGGATGAACTTGCTGGTCTAGCAACAGGCAGTTATAAGGATCTCATGGATCTTGGCATGCAAGTGGACAGTCGCTTTGCTAGCGAAATCTTTTCAGTAGCCAGCAATATGCTGGGCCATGCCATCACAGCCAAAACAGCCAAACTAGATAAAAAACTCAAGATGATTGATCTACAGATGAAGAAAATGCGTCTAGACCAACAGCAACAAGCCTTAGATGCCAAGGATCCCGAAGGCATAGCCGCCGCACAAACAGCACACGGAGTGGTCTTGAGCCGTAACGATTTGCTGGAACGTATTATTGGCAAAGGCCAAAACGTACAAAAAGAATAAATAGTAAACAGGATATCGAATATGAAACCATTTGCCAAATACCTAGCCGAAAGCGAACGTACATACAACTACCGCATCAAAGTAGTGGGTGATGTACCCGATGGCTTTTTCAAAGAACTCCGAGACAAGTGCGCTCAATTTGACGTTGTCAAAATGTCAGATGCCAAGAACACCCCGGTTCGCCGAGTGATCCCTGATTTTCCGGCGTTCCCTAATCAGCCCATGAAGATTGTGGATGTGGAATTCAAGTATCCAGCCATTGAGCCACAAATCAAACAACTGGCACAGTTGTTGGGTTTAGACCCAAATCGCATTGTGATGATGGCCACACCATATGAAGAAAGTCTTGACATCGAAAGCCAAAAGATTGAGGATGAGAACAAAGACTTGTTGGATTCACCTTATCCTGCACCAGACGCTCAACAAAAGGCCTTGAGCAAAGACTATGCAACTGGTCCTTATGATCATGCTGTGTTGAAGAACGCATATCGCAGTAACTTTACTATAGCAGGCGGCAAGACACCTCCTGCTAAAACCACAAATGAATTGCCAATGGGCGTGAAGAGCCCTATGACCAATATCAAGCGTCAACCCAAGCCAGCCACTGGCGCACACCCAAGAGGATAACCCAATGACATTTTTTTACGACTTAAACAAAAAACTGGACGAGATTCGTGCCACACCATCTAAAACACACGGCCAGTTAAATGAACGTGACATGGGCAAGCACAACAATGCCACAACAGGTTTTGCGGCCCTGGCCAAGAAGGCTGGCAAAGAATATGGTTCAAAGGCTGCTGGTGAACGTGTGGCAGGTGCCCAGTTCCAGAAGATGAAAAAATCTGGCAAAATAGAAGAAGAAGGCATGAGCCGTGCAGCCAAGGGCTATGAAAAGTATGGCAAAGAAGGTATGCAGGCCTTGGCCAAAGCAGGCCGTGAAGGCAAAGCACTTGATCCAGTTCGTGCCAAGTATGACAAGTACGACGAAGGCCAAGTCAATGAACTCAGTACTGATCTATTAAAACGTGCAAGAGATAAGGCAGGTATGAAATATGCTCAAGCCGATGACCGCCGAGATCAAAAAGCATCTGACAAATACAACGCACAAGATGACAAGTTCAATAGTGCCTTGCGTAAAAAACAAAAAGACATGGACGAAGGCATGGGAGACGTGGCCAAGCGAGTTGGCAGTGCAGTTAAGAAAGTTGGCGGCGCTGTGTTAAACCGACTGGGTCATGGTAGTGACGAAGACATGCGTAAAGACTTGCAACGCAAGATGGGCATGCCACAAACTGGCAAGAAGCCAGAACAAGTCAAAGAAAAAATGTCACCTGCTCGAGCACAAAGTTTTGCCGCACTAGCGCCTCCCAAAGACAAAATCACTTTTGCTGACAAGATTGCCGGCGCCAAAAAAGAAGTTGATGAGATGTTGGGTGATGTGGCCGCTGAAGCAATTAAAGGCGTACTCAGTCCCAAGCAAAAGAAAATTGACATGAACAAGAATGGCAAATTAGATGCCAATGATTTTGCTATGTTGCGCAAAGGTGGTAATAAGCAAGTGGCTGACGAAGGCTGGGACGACATGATGAAGGACGTTGAACGTCGTCGTACTGCTCGCAAGCCTGGCGAAGTAACACACGGTGACAAACACGATACACAAGAGATTCCCGGCGGCCGCAGAGTAACACGCCGTGTTGATCCTAACACAGGTTACAGTGTGGGTGCTGATAGTGACGAGCCAGCCGCAGGAGAAAAGCGCGGACGTGGTCGTCCAAAAGGTCCTGCTAAAGCACCAGAGCGTGTGACTTCCAAAGCTACCAAACACAAAGGTGGTCGTAAAACCAACGAAGGTGATCTTGACATCACTGATCGTGGCGAGTATGATCAAGAAGGCGAAATGGCCAAAGACGATATCAAGACTATTGTGCGGCACGCACAAGCCTTGCAAAAAGTGCTTGGTGACAACGACAACTTGCCAGAATGGGTACAAGCCAAGTTGGCCAAAATTGAAGGCATGATGACCGCTGTAGATGACTACATGCAGAACCAAGAGGACGATGAAGAAATGGCTGTGGGCGAAGAAAAAACCTCCACCCGTGACAATCGTGCTGAACGAGCTGGTCGCAAGGTCACCAAAGACATCGAATACGACGAAAAGAAAAAAGATGGCATCCGTGGTAAAAAGCGTGGCGCCGAAGATGACAAAGCCGAGAAGGCTGGCAAAAAAGTAGCCAAAGACATCGAGTATGATGAGAAAAAAGACAAACCTAAAAAAGTCAAAGAAGCAGGCGGAACTGATACTCCTACAGCATCAAGTGGCTTTGGTTTTGGACAAGGCATTTATGACTCTATGAATCATGAACTTGAAACCATGATTCGTGAAAGCATGAACGTTAGCATGAACATG